CAGACTATGTAGGCCCACAAAACCTACCGTTTGCTGGCGGCATGACAATGAAAGAGTTCTTGGGCTTCAAGATCTTCTCAACGTCTGCTGTAGCTGGTGGTAAAAACTTTGCCTACCATACAACTGCGGTTGGTATTGGTATTAACTCTGACGTACAGACAGAGGTAAACTATGTACCACAGAAAGTTGCACACCTAGCAACATCAATGATGTCAATGGGTTCAGTTGCTATTGACGCAAACGGCATCTATGAAGTTCTAGATAACAACTAAGGAGATTAGACTATGGCTTATAACTCAGCTAATCTATCTCGTGTTGCTGGTGCGTCTGGCTTCTCAATGTGGCACTATACTACAGCGGATGCCATTGCAGATGTTAATACAGTAGGTTACTTCAACGATGCGGCTGGCATGATTAAAGTAAACGATTACATGATTATCGTTACTTCAACTGGCGGCACACCTGTTGTTTCTCATGCGTATTGCAACTCAAATACTGGGTCTGTTGTGGACATTGTAAATGGTGTTGCAATTACAAATACTGACACAGACTAATGGTTGGGGGCTACGGCCCCCTTTCATATAAGAGGTTAATATGGCTCTAAGTACACCCGCAAATAGTGCAATCGACATTTGTAGTCGCGCTCTGATCTTGATTGGTGCAGAGCCAATTACTTCTTTTGAGGATGATACATCTGAGGCTTTGATTGCTGGTAATATGTATGAAGACATTGCCCGATCAAACTTGGTATCTACTCGCTGGCGTTTTGCTAGTAACCAAGCTGTTTTAAATAGAATATCTGAAGAACCAACTGGTCGTTATGATGCGGCTTATCAGTTGCCATCAGGTGTTTTGTTTACACACGCAGTGACAGTCAATGATTTCCAGATTGAGTATAATATTTATGGAAACAAGATCTACTGCGATGCTTCTCCAAACGATCAGTTAGTGGCTGACTATACTTATCGTGCAGAAGAAAACGACTGGCCCTCTTATTTCTCAGTATGTGTAGAGTATGCAATGGCAACTGTCTTTGCGACTGCGCTTGCTCGAGATCAATCTTTATCAGTTATGATGGGAAGTCAGTATGATCGCTTAATTGCCAAAGCTAGATCTATTGATTCACAGCAACAAACAACTCGTAAGCTAACAACCTCTAGGTTTATAACTAACAGGCGTAGTTAATGCAGAAAGCTCGAATTCCATTAACAAACTTTCAGTATGGTGAGATTAGTCCGTCCCTGACTTCAAGGACGGATTCTGCTATTTACAACTCTTCTGCTCAAAGCCTGAAGAACTTCTTTCTAAGATCTGAGGGCGGGGTTTTAAAGCGTGGTGGATTTCAAGCACTACATACATTTTCAACTGTAACTTATGACAGCACAATCAAACAACAAATTCGGATTATACCGTTTACCTTTTCTGACGATGAACAGTATGTTGTTGCTTTGTCTGAATCCCGCGCTGATATTTTCTTTATAGATCCTGTTACTGGTGACTTGTCATTAGCAACTAGCCTTACAACAGACATTGATTCACAGGCTTTGCCTTGGGTTGAGGAATATCTTCACGAAATAACCTTTGCGCAGGGCGGCGACATTTTATTTTTATGTCATGCTACGTTCTTGCCAAGGCAGCTTATCCGTACTGGCTTGAATAGCTTTCAGGTAGAAGACTTTGAGTTTCAGGTTCAGCCTGGGGGCGCACGTATTTATCAGCCCTATTACTCGTTTCAGTCTACTGGAACTACGTTAGATCCGTCTGCGACCACTGGCCTAAACATAACGATTACTACAAGTAATGATTATTTTGATACGACTGGCCCACAAACAGCGGGTAGTTATCTTCAATCTAAGCACATTGGCACAACTATTCGCTACCATGATTCTGAGATTTACATTACATCTGTTCAGTCTGCTACTCAGGCAACTGGTGATGTAGCTGAAGAACTGTTTGTTGAGTTGGATGCTAACGCTATTCGTACGGTTGATGGCAGTTCTAATATTGAAATTACGCATGCAAATCACGGTATGGTTCAAAATGATAGCATTACCATTCGGAATGCATCTGCGGTTGGTGGTATTAATGCAAGCCAAATTAATGGAACAAGAACTATTACAAAGGTTCTTGATGAAAACAGATATGTTGTAGTTGCTGGCGCGGCTGCTAATGCATCTGAAGATGGTGGTGGCAATATTGAGATTGTTACCCATGCTCCAACAGAGCAATGGTTTGAGCAATCATACTCTAATCTTAGAGGCTTTCCTGCTGCCGTTGGCTTCCATGAGGGCCGCCTTTGGTTTGGTGGTACGCTATCACAACCAGATACAGTTTGGGCAAGTAAGTCTGGCTTATATTATAACTTTGATATTGGCGAAGCTAACCCTGACGATAGCATTGAATTAGTTATGAGTATTGGTGAGGTATCTACTATACGTCACTTTGTCTCTAACCGTGACATTCATATCTTTACTGCAAGTTCTGAGTTCTACATCCCTACATTCCAAAATGAACCAATTACTCCTACAAATGCTAGGGTTAAGCGTCAGACTTCTTTTGGTAGTAGTTATGCCAGACCGCAGCCGTTCTATGGTGCGACAATCTTTACGCAATATAATGGCAAGACGGTAAGGCAGTTTGTTTATAGCGATGCTGAGAATGCGTATAAGGCAGATCCTATTTCATTGCTTGCTTCTCATTTGATTACTAATCCAGTTCAGTCATGTGTGACTGGCGGTGAGATTGGTGAGTCTGATGCGTCTGTGTTTTTCCAAAATGAAAACGGAAAGATGTCTGTTTACAATCTAAATAAGGTTGAGGGCATTGCAGGTTGGACAAACTTTGAAACAAATGGAAAGTTTCACTCTGTTACTTCTGTTGGTGATAAACTGTATGCGGTGTGTGTGTTTCCTATTGGAACATCTGGTGCGGATACATTTGTTCTTACTGAGATCAAAGATACTTTGAATCTAGACTGTGCAAATACTTATACTGGCACTGCTGGTGTGTTTGATGTGTCGGACTTCTTTGAGGATGGTGTGGAATTAGATGTTGTTAGTTCTACAGATTATCTTGGTAAGTTTACAGTGGCTTCTGGTGAGATTGATGTAAGTGCTATTGATGCTACACTTACATCTGCTGAGATTGGTTTTGGCTTTGACATTGAGTTAAAAACTAATCCTATTGATTTGAATACCAGCATTGGCCCCGAGACTGGCCGCCCTCGAACTTTGTCTAGCGTTATTCTTGATCTTAACGATACTCTTTCTGTGTCTGTTAATGACAAGAAGCTGATTATTCGTAAGGTAAACAACGACTTTAGCCAGCCTCGACAGCCTGTGACTGGTAAGAAGGAGTTTTATCTTCTTGGTTATAGCCGAGATCCACAGATTATAATTACCCAAACTGCACCCCTGAAGATGCAGGTTAATGGTATTACAGCGGAGGTATCGTTCTGATGGACCCAGTTACTGGTTTTACATTAGCTATTGGTCTTTTTTCCGCAGGTAGCCAAAAGTCTGCCTCAGACAAAGCTGCTAAAGAAAAAGCAGAAGTTGGCAAGCTGGAAGCGCAGCAGTATGTGTCGGACATGTTTCTTGGCAGAGCGCAAGCAATTGATGCTGGCACTCGCAGACTAGAAGAAGCTGAGTATGCGCGTAGTCAAAACGTAGCAATGTTTTCTGCTATGGGTCGTGATGATAGATCTGTTGATGCATTTCTTGAGCGTAATGCGCGTATGGCTAGAGAAGATGTTGGCGGGATTGCTCGTATGTCTGAAATTGAGCAAGCAAAGAAACGCACTGAAGCAACTGTTGCATACACCTATGGTCAGAATGCTGCGGCAGGTATTCGAGCGCAGGGCAATGCAAACTTCTTAACCAACCTTTACTCTCTATCTCAGAACATTCCTACATCGCTACTTACAACAACTCCAAAACTATCAAGCCGCTTAGATACAAAAGGGCAAATTTAATAAGGATTAGCCAATGCCAGTAATTAGAGATCAACGACAGTTTGGTGGGGTTGGGCCTGTTGGTGTAGTTCGTATGAATACTGGCGGTGCTGAAAAGTACAGCCGTATTGCAGAGGCAACCCAACAGCTTACTAAGGTTGCTATATCTGAGTCTGCTAGGGTTGCTGAGAAATCTGCTATTGAACAAGCAGAAGCATTAGACACTTCTCGCATTACAACGATTGACCCTAAGACTGGTAAGCCAGAAGCACTTAGTGTTGTGGCTAACCTTGGCTTTATTGGGATAACTGGCGCAGAGGCTTATGAGCGTGTAGTTCAAGAAAGATTTCAACAATCTATTGAAAATGAGATTAAACAAAAAGCTGGTGAGTTAGCACTCAAGTATGAGAACGATCCATATTCT